TTCTTCTTCATTCCGTTTTTAGTTTTTGGAATCACACCTCTAGCCATTAAAATGTCTTTTTTTGTGATTTTTCCATCTCCAGATACATCAGGAAATGATTTTTTCTTTTTCTTCATCATTTTTTTCTTTTTCATCATCGATTTTCTCCTTCATATTTTTCGATTTCAATACTTGGCATCATTTTATCCACGTTTGGAATAGATTTACTCAAGATTGTTTTTTCAATTGACGTATCAGCTCTTAATTTAGCTAATTTTTCGTTTTGATCCAGCTTTTCATCTTTACTTTGCTGGTTCATCATAGCTTTCATACGCTCAAGATTTAATCTTTCTTGACCTTCGACACGTTTTCTCTCATCGTCCATCGCTCTTAGGTCTAATTCTCTTGCTCGTAGTTTAGCAATCGGGTCATTTCCAAATCCTGATGTAACTTCTCGCTCTTCTTTCAAGAATTCTTCCATCATGTTTGCAATCAACACAGATTTTCTAGCTTCTATCCTCAATTGAAACTGTCTTAACTGTTCAGCAGCTTGTGGATTTACTGCAGACGCTTGTTGAAGTTGTGCTATTTGCGGCAACTCCTCTCTAAATTCTAATTCAATTTGTTCTTGTGCCATCAAACTTATGTGCTCCATAATATTTTTTTCCATAGCAGCTGTAACCATCGGATTATTCTTAGCAATGTTAGTTGCCATAAAATTTAAATGCGATGTGATATGTGCTCTGTGATCTTGACCAGGGAAAGCTTGAAAAGGTTTACCACTTAGAGCCATGATATTTTCTAATGCAGGGTCCATCGGCGCTGGTGGTTGTGGTCTAATTAATACTTGATCAATATTTTTTACACCTAAAGCTTCATACATATTTCTGTACGCTGCATATAAATTATGCATTTGTGGATTAGAAGTTGCCAGTTGCAACTCTGTCTGCGCGAGGGAAATACGCTGAGTTTGTGAAAAGATGTTAGGGTCAGCAACTGGCAGTATATCTACCCTGTCATCAAAGTCTTGTTGCTTGATGAATCTTTGACCCCCAACTACATCATACGGATATTCCGGTGGTAGATATAATTTGAAAACACGCGCTAGTAATTTAAATTCTTGTTTAAGCGCGGAGTAAATTCTTTTGTGTATTGCTGACATTGTTCGTGATCCTCTTTCAAGCAGAGCTACAGTTGTACCAACTGCTGCTTGTTGATTACCATCTCCTACTTGAAGATCAGCTATTGAAGCAAATCTTTGACCAGCCTGAACAACAATACCCATTAATGAAAGTAAAGTTTGTGATGGTTCTTTAAATGGTAACATCATGAACGAATCTTTTAAGTTACCGCCAGGTGCATCTACATCTCTAAACTCACCAGGTTGTATTGACTGCGCATCATCTCTAATTCTAATGCCACGCATCTTAAATCCTGCGGGTAGGTTGGAGAGCGTACCCGCATCCAATAGTTGACGTAAAGCTGCAGTTGCAGTTCTAGACAGACCGCCAATCATATGGATGAGACCGAAACCATAGAATCCTAGTCCAGGTAAAAATTTAAAGTGGACAAAATATTGGACCTTCTGTTTTTTCGGATCTCCAATTTCGTAATTTCTTCTAACAGATAAAACTTTTCTTGTAGCTTCTTCAACAGTTACAATGTAAGGAATTTTTATTCCTGATGGTTCACCTGTGTTTTGATCTTGATCTTGAAAACCTTCTAGATCTAAATTAACATGACATTCTAACAAAGTATAAATATCATCGTCTTTAGATTTTCTTTGACCTTCAAGTTCTCTTTCTTTTTTCTCTACTTCGTTTTCTTGATAACCAGGTGTACCTAATTCTATATCTCTATAGAAACCTGCAACCTGTTGTTTTCTTAAATCGTTTTTAGAAACTTTTACCCGGTGAATGATTGCTTCCGCATCGTCCAATGAGGTAGCCGAATAGGGAACAATCAAATCATCTGCCGGTACAAACTTCGATGTAGCTTTTCCTTCAAGTTCATCATAGTAAACTTTTTTAAATGCTGAACCTGCTAGAGGAAGGTAAAAAAGCATTTGATCGAAGTCGGGCTCATAGTCTTTCATTTTTTCCATGAGCTCGTAATTCATGTAATCTTTTACTCTTTCAGCTTGACGTGTTTTTTCTTCGTTCGGCGCACCGATGACTTGTGTCCGTACTGGTCCATCAGCTGGTAATAATTCTTTATATGCCAACGCCTGAAACTGTGTAACAGCTTCAGCAAGCACTGGATGAGTTGCTCCGCTCGCACCTTGAAATGGTTCTGTCCGCATGTCATATTTAAATCCTAATAAATCTAAACCTGTTGTATACGATTTTTCCCAATCTTTTCTGGACATGTTATAGTCCATGTACTTCTGCGTCAAGTCACTTCCTAATTCGTCTAGGACATGATCTTCTAAAAAATCTGCTAAGTTTGCATAGTGTTCGTCACCACCTTCAGGTGATGCTGCATTAGGATCAAAGTCAACTGTAACTGATCCGTCTTCTGCTTCTTCTATTTCAATTGGTCCTTTTTTGGATTCTTCAACTTCTACTTCTTTTGAAATTGCCTCTGTGATTTGTTCTTCACCAGGTATCTCAACTTGAGCTCTAGGCTCGTTTGGTAAAGCCTTGTCTATTTTGTCTGCCATTTATTTTCTCCAATTTGACTGTTTTAACAGTATTATAATTAATATTCAAGCCTTGAGGTGTAGGACCTGACTTAGGTGGAAGTAGGTCTGTCTTAGGGTATTTAGTCGATTTTTGTTTTCTCACCTATTTCCTCCAGTATTTCATCAACACTTCCATCATCTAACCCATCCTCTACGTCTTTTAGCTTGCCCTCTGCATCTGGTCTAGCTGTTATTTCTTCATACTCATTACCTACAAATCCATCTTCATCCATCCCACCTTTTTTAAATCTCATAGATTCTTCTGTATATCCAAACTCACCCCTATCGTTTATTTTTGTAATTACTGTTTCACTAGGATCACCATAAGCTCCTTCTTCTAACTTATAGTTTTTATATGTAGTAGTTCGTTCAACTCTTGGGTCTACCTTTACCTCATCACTAAGAATACCTTTTGATTTTATAGTATTATATAATTTCCAAAAATAATCTGGTACACCAGACTCTGCTACTTTCTCCGCAACCTTTTCTACTGCTGGAGCTCCTAGTTTTGCTATGTCAAAGAATCTTCCAATGATAGGTAGTGATGCTATGCCACCTAAAATTTTTACAACTCTTCTTCTGCCCTTATCAATTTTTTCTTTGTCATCTGATCCCTCTGCATATCTTGCACGGATCAATCCTCCATCCGCTGCTGCTATACCCATCTGTTCTTCTTGCTCTGCAATGTATGCTTCTGGGTCTGCTGCTTTTCTTGCTATCTCAGACTTTACAAATCTACCATAATCTTTTGCAAGACCTGCAGCTGTGATAGCTGCACCTACGGGTGTAAATGCTCTGGCTGCTCTAAAGAATGGATTGGCTGCGACCCTGCCTATCTGACTCAAGATCCCAGAACCACCTGGTACTTTACCCACTGCTCTTTTTGCAAGTTCAGGAAATAATAATTCAATTCCTACTTCTTTATCAACCACTGCATCAGGGATTGATTTACCTTCTTTTAAATTTTCTAGAACAGATAGGCCTGCAAAGCCTGCAGCTGCTGATGGTGTGCCCAAAGCTTGTAAAGCTTTCTTTGCTGCTGACCCATAAATACTTCTTCCTGTTTTTGTTGCTAGTGGTGCAACGGCTGCTGTTGCAACTGCAGCTTCTGGTAATATGCTGTCATCTTTTATTTCGTTTCCTGTCTCTGCTGCAAGAGCTGTAGTTAAAAGAGGTAAAGTAGCTCCTCCTGCTAATAATATTTTTCCTCTACCACCAGCAAGATTGGAACTTTTAGATAATGCTTTAAAAAATATGTTATTTGGATCTTTTTGATAAAGAGAAAAAAACTCTTCAGGCTTTGTAAAATTATTGATAGCTTTAGCAGTATTTTCTGCTTCAACTTCTTTTACAAAATTATATTTACCTTGTTTAATTTCTTCTCTTAAAGTTCCAAAAGCTGGATCATCAGGATTTTTAGTATAGTTGTCATAAAGTTTATTATGATAGATGGCATTTTTAAAATAATTTTTTAAACCTTTAGTTTTTTTACCAAGATCTCCTTCTCCCTTTAATAAAGTTTCTTGAGGTGTCACTGCAAAAGGTTTGCCATCTTTAAAATCTACGTATCCCATTTTGTAACCACCAGTCTTATCTGATACAATTTTAGTAATTCTTGCTACTTCTCTTTTGTATTCCGGATAACTTATTTCACCGGCAGCGTGTTTCTTTGCTGCGTTTATAAGTTGATTATCAAATTGTTTTTTAAACTGATTTAGAAAGTTAGTTGTTCTTTCTGCAGTTAATAAATATTTTCTAGGTAAATTAAATTCTTTTATAAGTGATTTAGGTAACGCGTGTTCTAATTGAGAACCTGCTTCAGTTACAGAAGAAGCAGCTCGTTCAACATCTTTTACCGCCTTAACAGTTTTTGGAGAATATCCTTTTACTTGTAAAAGACCTTCTGTAAAACCAGGATCTGGAAATCTGCTTAAAAGTTTAATGTCTGCTTTAGATAAATCTAATCTAGTAGGATTTTGTCTAATTCTATTAACATCAACTAAAAATTCTTTTACACCCATGCCTGCTTTATCTGCTAATTTTTTTGCAATTGGTGAATCACCTTTTATTGAACCCAAAGGCAAATCAGCTGATTTTACTATTTTTAAAACCTTATTTAATCTTTCTGTTACTTTAGGATTTTTAGGAGCAGGTAGTTTTTTTCCAAACTCTAGACCATATTCATTTTTTATTTCATTTAAAGTTGTACCACTAATATTATATTTTTCTTGAACCTCTTTGTTAGCCATTTTAGGTATGTCCTCTAGAATAGCTGCAAGTTTTTTAGGATCTTTTTTTACTGCTGTTTCTAAATTAAGCCCTCTAATATCAGGGCGTTTTGCTAGTTCAGCTTTTGTAATTTTTGTAGGAAGTTTTCCTGCTTGCATATCTTTAAGAACAGACTCTAGAGTTGTTGAACTTCTAGCTTTAGAATCAGGTAAATATTTTTCAGTAAGTTTAATTGTGCTCATCCCCTTTAAATAATCTGCTTTAAGTTCTGGTAATCTTTTTTCTAAAGAAAGACGAGCGTCGCTTTTAGGATTAGATTTTAATTTTGCAATCTCTTTGAAAAAATTTTTTCCTTTTTCGCCCTCAATAATATTTTGAATAGTATTATATTTTAATTCTTTTCCCTTATTAAGTTTTACTACTTCTGGATTTTTTCCAATGGCTGTTGGACCAACTTCTCCTGATTCAGCTAACTGTATTATTTTTTTAAATAAAGCAGGGTTTGTTCTCTTAAAAGCTCTATTCCCTCTAGCTGAACTTTCACGTAAAGATTTTTTATATACATCTTCTAATAGTTGACTGTTAAGAAATTTTTGAGCATCGGCTTTTGTATTAAAAAAAATATTTTCTGTGCTTTTTCTTACAAAACCGGGGACGTTTTCTAATTGAGATGTTGATAACTCTCTTGCTCCTGCTATAGTTCTTACACCATACTTTCCGGGTTTTCCTGTAAAAGGACCTTTAACATCTGATGGCATCGTGCCTAAACGAAAATTTTGTCTTACAACTTCTAACTCTTCTTGAGTTAGTCCTTCGCCTATACGTTTTAATGTAGCTTCTTTCTCTGCAATAGTTCGACCAGGTTCAGGTGTGCCATTAGCAAAACCTTGCCTTGTCATAAATTTATATGTTTGATTATAGTCGTGGAGTTTCATGTTAAACTCCTAATACGCCAGCCAGTCCTCCAGACGCTTTTTTGGTAGGTGGATCTTCAGGGTCAATTATTTCTCTAATAGCGTCTTCATCTTTTGCTACTCTATCATCTTCTTTTCTAATAAGCTCTGCAAGTTCTTCGTCTGTCATTCCTTGAGGTGCATCTCTGTTAATAGGCATATCCATGAAGCCCTCTCTTTCTAAAATCTTAGTCATGTCTCCATACGTGCCACCACGTCTATCAATCTCAAGAAGTTCCTCTGAAACGTTATTAAGATCTATTAATGCATCTTGACCGAAGTTCTCTCTAAATAAATCTAATGGATCTTTGCTTCCAATCTTAATATTGTTTTTTTCTAAAACTAATCTTGCCCCTGCTCTAGTGATTCCTGTTGCCGGATCCAAAGCACCACCGGGTCTTCTAAGCTCATCTATGTTTTTAATAATAAATGGATCTTTCATCATCGCTTTAAAAATATCATCAAACATTCCTATACCACCTTTGTCTCCTGATGCCTGATCCTTTAGACTAGCAATACCTTTGTCATCCATCTTCTTACCTGTTTTAATATCAATGACTTCACTGGTATCTATTGTTTCGATTGGATCTAATTTATTTTCAGCTTGTGCTATTCCTTTTAAATTTGTTTCATACATTTTTAATTCTGAGTCGTTCATCTTTGTAATGAACGGAGCTAGCTCTTTAACTTTTTCTTTTGCTAACATTAACGCGCCTGTATCGTCAGCTAGTTTATTCATATCGTACATAGCTTTTCTAGGATCGTTTTTGCCTGGTAATTTTGTGACGTTCGTTCTGGTCCCCATAAAGTTCTGTATGAATCTGGAACCATAGACCTTTTTAAGAAGTTCTAAAATGAGTTTAAATTTTTGCATCTAATAATACGTCCTCTGTTTTTTAGGCAGCTCGTCCTCCTTGTAGTCTTCAGGGTGATCAACAAGACCGCCTTGTCTAAATCTTAATACAGCTTGAGTCATCGAGTCCACGAGATCGTCGTGTTCTCCAAATGGAAATGCTGCACATTCTTCAATAACCTCCTGCGCAAACTCCATTTCTTTGGGCGCCCATATTCTCCCTGACTCAAACAGAGGAGATACCGCGTTAACCCTAGCGTGTTTATCTTGGCCTCGGCTAGGATTAAAATTTATAACAGGGATTCCCATCTTACGCAACTCATAAGTTAGTGGGAGGCCAGATGCTTTAGACTCAATAATTACAGTTTCAGGATTCCAGTAGCCATATTGTTCTAACGCGATCCTACGCAACTCTGGAAACTCATACCTGCCTTTTAAACTATCTACTAAAATTAAATGAGGTGGATCATCTTCACTTGGTCTAAATACTCCCCAGGTTGTAATAGCAGAGTAGTCAGCAGTTTGTTTTTTCATAAAAGCAGTGTCATAAGATTGTATGACATGTTCTAATGGTGGCATCTCTTCTTTCTCCCAATCAACCCACCACTCTCTTTTGATAAGAGCTCCTTCTTCAGATGTGGGCTTCTGCATATATTGAGCGTTCCATTTTGATAATGGTACAGATGCTTTGACTGCTTCAAGATCTTTTTTAGTCCAATACTGAGGCCATACAGGTCTACCCGATGGCATAATCGCAGGGAACTCTATTACCTCCCATTGATCTGCTTTAACTTCTTTCTGTGCAGATATTAATCTACCTGTTAAATCTTTTTCATTCCATCTTGTCATGATCAACAAGATTGCTCCACCAGGTTGAAGACGTTGTCTAGGACCTGAAGTATACCATTCGAATGTTCTGTCTAGTGCTTGAGAATTCATAGCGTCTTGTTCTGAGTGCGGGTCGTCAATAATCAGTAGATCTGCTCCTCTTCCTGTTATCGCCGAACCCACACCTGCCGCATAGTACTCACCTCCTTGGGCGGTTTCCCACTTACCGGCAGCTTGTGAATCTTCTCTGAGTCTTGTTTTAAATATTTCTTGATACTCAGGAGAATCAATCAGAGCTTTGGCTTTACGACCAAACCGCACGGATAACTCGGTCGTGTTTGTGGATTGTATAATTTTTAGTTTAGGATTCTTTCCAACCATCCACGCAGGAAGCAGGTAAGAACCAAATTCAGATTTAGTATGTCTTGGCGGCATGTTGATAATGAGTCTCTTAATTTTACCTTCAGCTATTTTATTAAACTTGTCTGCAATCTCTTTGTGATGTTTACCTTCAATAAAATCTGGCCACATGTGTTTTACGAAAGTCATAAAATCAGATTGTATCTCAGCCTGCTTATTCTTCTCATCATACTTATTCATAAGCAGAGAAAACTCTCTTCTTACGTCAGCAGGTAGCTTATCAAAATTTTTTAATATTTTTTCTTTATCTAGGTTCATTAGGAGTCCCGTAAAGTATTTATACCATATCTATTTAAAAAACCTAGCATAAAGGGTGTAGGTCTGGGACCCCTAGTCTGTTTACTAAAAACCTTTTTATTTACTGTGCTAGTTTGAGATTTCACCTGGGACCTCTATGGTCCCAGGTTCTAGAGAGAGTTATTTTTTTAACCAGTGCTGGTGTTGTCGCTCGTACCTTCGGAGCCTTTCGTTCTGGTCCTGGTGCATTGGCAACATACCCCAGAACATAAATACACCACCTGCCGCTATAATTATTCCTAGTTCTAATTCATAATGTATTGCTATGATTACACCTAACATAAGTAATACATATCCAAACAATCCTGTTAATAGTCTCATTAGTTCCTCGCTTTCCTATAAGTTATCATTGGGTCTATGCAAGTTGTATATCGTTCTAATACTGTGTCCCAAAAACACATATACTTTTTGCCTCCCTGTTCCCAGACTCTGCAACCCTCGTGATTCAAGTTGCCTACTCTAAATATAGTCTTATTATATTTTTTAGCAAACCACGAAACAACGAAGTCTGTTTTTTCTTCCATTTCTTTTAACTTCTCTATGTCCATATTTCCTCGCTTTCCTGTGAGCTATCCTATACGAAATAGGATAGCTCGTCAAGTCTTATTGTGCCTCTATTTGTTTTATTTTAGAAGTGTCAATAATCCAAGCTATCCCAATCTTTTTAGTTGTTTGGTCTAGTTGTTTTATTAACTCTTCAGGTGTTCCGCTTTCCATAACTTGATCTATGGCCTTTGTCTTCAGGTCTTCAAGTTGTTTGAGCTTCAACCCTTCAGGTCTTCTTCTTATTTCACGATCAACCAGTTCTCGCGCCCACTCTTTTAATTGATCCTCGCAATCGGACAGCGATAACTTCTCGTCTCGGTCAAAGCGATAAGAATTAAAATCTTTTTTCTTATCTTGGTCTTGATCCGCTTTCTTTTTAAAAAAGGTTCTAGCTTTATCTTGAACCGCTTTTAATTGAGCTTCAGCTTTCTTAAATTCATTTAAGATTTTATCTGCGCCCATTTTTTTAGCGAGCTTACTTACTATTTTTTCAGTAGCTTCCGCCCTGTATTGTTTAACTAACAACTCTTGCTCTTCAATTAAAGGATTGAAATTTCTTCGCACCTTTGATTTGAAATGCTCAAGTTGATATTTAGTCATT